GTTCAATTGAACGGACGGTTATATGGGTGACGCAGCAACTATATTCCAAAGAATGTTGCTACTGGTCACATAATGAAGGTTGGGACATTATTATGGCCCAACCCTTGGAGGTCCAAACAGACCTAGTGTCACTTGACGCTACGGAATGGACGGATAACCTTCCAGCTTCATTACAAATTATTGTAATGAAGGCATTATTTGGCCAAAAGATAGCTAATGGTATGTACCTGGACTTTCTCGACCATTTAAATATGGTAAAGGGCAAGGCATGGGTACAAAGGGAAGTTTTGCGATTGCACAACTTACCGACCTTATATTTGTGGAATTCTGTCTCAAAGAAGAATATCCCGGTATACCATCTCCTTTCTTTATGAAAGTTGGAGATGACCTAGTTGTGTACGATCCTAAACTTTTGTTAAGGAAAAGATACGAACAAATAGGGGTCCCAATAAACCTATCCAAGTCGAAATTTCAAACATCGACTGGTTCGTTCATCGAATTTGTCTCTAGGAATTCATGGAATGGTTTTGATTATTCCATTATTTCGCCTTCACTGCTTCCAAAATTTCGTAAGGAAGACTTCTATAGCGCTACATTCTATAAACACATCAAAGAACGTAGTAAACTCTTCAACAGCTTCAACGATTTATATCAATTGAAGCGAGAGCTTGCATCTAGAAAAGCGAATGCTGATTTAGAAAAGTTCGAAGAGAGATTCAATAAGATAATGATGATTATCTCATTGGTCGGTATAGCGGAAGACGACAAGCTCATTGAGCCTGAAGACTGCCGTTGGAACAATATGTCAAGTGAGGATATTATCCTTTTCTTTCAATATTGGATCCTTGCTATACTTGGGGAATTCGTCCATAAAATCTATTCAGATTATATGAATGACGAAACGACTAATTCGAAAAGAACAATTGATTTGTTAGTAAGAGAATCAATACTTTTATCAGTTGACACTACCACTAAGGATAGTGCCGACCTCTTCTTTCAAAAGGCCATTCAAAATGGTCTCTCGCTGAAGGAGGCTTGTATACTTCAACAATCCATGAATGTTGTGTATGAGATGGATAATAGACACGAGAAGGGACTTGAAATTTTAAAATCTCGAGAACCTGCGGTACTATTATTCGATAAAAGTCGTTCTGACGATAATGTCTGGGTTGTCAGACCACAAGGAGTAAAATATTTATTAAACCTCGTGGATCGAATCGGGCAGATGGATGTAAGTTATAAAACCATCAAAAGACTATCCCTCTTCAATAAAGCAAATACAAAAAGTGCTATTCACCTTCACCAACACCTTTATAACGTACTGAGTCTAAAAGAAATTCCATTAGACTTTAATACTGGCTTATATATACTGCCGAAAAATTCTGGCAAGGAAAACGCCGATAAAGTTACGTTAAACCTTGAGTGGGCTTCTGCCTATATAAGGTTACTAAGGTTCGACGATATTCTTGCTCAATTAGCAAGTGTTCGAAGCCAAGACAAGTTTGAGGTAGTACTTCATCCTGTCGCCACAAGAAGTAAAGGGAATGAACCCATTACCCCTCCTGATGCATGTTCTGATCAGCCGGGTGATAATGAAAGTAAAACTCTTTCACCTCCAATAACATGATCA